CCTACCCATTGTTACAGTTGTTGTATTCATAAGAATAGAATTATCTGTATCATCAATATCACCTGTTAATTGTGAATGTCTAAAGGGTGCATTAAAGGTATTTAAATTTGTAGTGTTATAAGCTTGTAATGTTGAATTTATTTTTGAATTTAAATCCGTTGCAGTTTGTGTTGTTATATTAGAGTCGTAACTATAAGTAACACCTAATATTAAAGAAGTTGTTTCTGGGTCAACAATCACAGGAGTAATAGACGCAACCTTATAAGGTTCTAAATCTTTTATCAATTGGTCTTTCTGTGAAAGTGTTAAGTTTTCTCCAGTTGTACTTTTAATAGAGATAAAAACTTTTCCGTATTCCGCTGTGGCACTTACACCACTACTTGTATTATAACTTCCATCTTCTCCACCCCATACAGAAACGGTTGAAGTGTTTGCAAAAAGTTTCCTTGCGTAAAGTCTATAATCCTCTGTGGTAACAGCACGACCTTGAGCTGCAAAATCTAAAGGTGCATTAAGTTTAATAGACTGAAGTGATTCTGCTTCCGCTCCACCTGAAGCATTTGCAACAGTCGTGATAGTGATGTTAGTAACAGTATCAATAGCAGAAGGTGATGAGAATGATGATGCACCATTTGATTGAGTTTTATTTGTAACAACATAACTTAGAACAACAATATTACCATCTGATAAAGATTGACTTACAATGCCATCTCCAAAGTATACTTCAAAGTTTCCACTATCTATTTCTTGTAAAAAATATACAGTACTTCCACCAGATAGTTGTGATATATCTGTAGCCTTTGTATATGTTGTAGATGATGTGTCAGAAGAAGAAGTTTGTATCTTTACTGTAAGAGTAGTAGTGTCGGCACGATTATCTGTTATAACAAATCTTTGGTCTATGTTAGAACTATTAACAAGATATTTTGTAGTGATATATGTTCCTTCATATATTTCTGTACTGTCAAAAGGAACTGCATTTCCTGTATTCTGACCTATCACATCTGCAATAGTTACAAACTGATAAGTCGTTCCATTTACTGTTGAGGTAAACGCAGTACCAGCACTCATAGTTGCAGTTGTTTTTGGTGTTGTTAAACTTATATTGATTGTTGCTTTAGGAGCTCTAGGTGAGGATACTTCATACCCTAACATCTTTGCATGAGAAACAATACTTGAACGTAATGATGCACTATCTAAGAACATTTCATTTGCAGCCATATTTGCATTGAAACCAAGATAATGTGTATTGTATGCAAGAGTATCTAAAAGGGTACTCATACCAGAACCTTCAAAGTCATAGTCTTTAAATTCTGATTGAGCTCTCAGGAAAGTTTTGAGATTTCTTTTTATATCATCAAAATCTAATTCTGTGACGGAAAGTCTTTTATTATTTACTGCCATTAACGTAACCTCTCTAACATAACTGACATGTCTACTAATTCTGTAGGTGCATTTACAACATAAAATTCAATAGTTAATTCATAAAGATTTCTATCCAAGTCTGGTTGGACACGAACCCCTACAAGTCTTGCTCTTGGTTCAAAATTGTTAATAACATTCTCTACTTGTTTTGCAATAATCTGAGCTGTAATTGGTGTCATTAATTCAAATAACATTTCTCTTACACCACCAGCAATCTCTGGGTGAAAAGGTTTTTCATATGGGTTTAATAAAACAAGATTACGAATAGACCTTTTAACTGCTTGAATATCTGTTACTTTACTAACATCAGAGTCCGAAGATTTTTTACCAAAGAATAAATCTAAATCAGAATATTGTCTAACATTTCTGCTGATATCATTATTGGCTTGTGCATCTTTATATGCAGACATATTAATAGACTCCTAGTTTGTATTATTTATACAATAAGTTTTAGTCAACCACCAACAAATACGTTAGAACTTCCAGCAGCAACAGAAGTACAACCAGTTACACCATCACCAATTCTACCACAACCTTTACCATTAACAAAAACAGTTGTTGAACCTGTTGTAATAGGAGCTGCATGAGATGGACAAGGGGAGCCAGGCAATAAGTGACCTGTATTATTATCACCTTGTCTACTTACTCCGATACTATTTACAAATACATTTGAAGAACCTACTGCTCTAGTCATACCAGAACAATGTGCTACATCTGCATCTCCAATTCTAGTTGCTGCTGGCATTTTCTCTCCTCATCAACTTTTGTAACTTTGTATTATATGTTTCCATTTCCTCATGGTCTTCCTTACTATGTGGTGGTTCTGGTGCATCTGGTTTAAATGATATAAGATTATCAAACTCCATAGGTATGTCGTCATAGTTATCATAAGTAACTAATGCAGAACCAACTTTTATAATAAACTCACCCTTCATTAGTTTAAGTCAATCTTTGATGCTGTAACAGTAAGGTTACTTGACACAGCTGTAGTTTGTGTACTACCATAACTTTCTGATACTGCACCAGTTACATTCTCAGTCTTAGTTGCTTCATAAGTTTCTGATACTGCACCTGTAACATTTTCAGTCTTTGTATCCTTATATGTTTCGGACACAGCTCCTGTAACAACTTCAGTTTTAGAACCATCAACTTGAATATTCCAATCACCCTTTATATAAGTATTACAATTTGTATCAATAGTAAGATTGACATCACCCTTTACATTAACATAGTTAGAGCCTGCAACCACTTCATAGTTACTACCAACAACTCTAGTTGATTTGTTTCCATCTTTATCTATCTCATAGAATGTACCAGCCGTATGATACTCATGTATTCTTTCGTTATCAGTTGTATCATCAATTTCTTTTATATGTCCACTCTCAGATTCAAACACATGATTTTTTGGATAGGTAGCTGCATATGCAGAAGAAGGTTCAGTCCATGTAGTATCTACGTTTGCAATTGGGACATCTTTTGTTTTACCATCTTTTGCTGTGTCTGCATCATAGTCCGTATCTTTTTTTGCAACAACAGAATGTGCCTTATCAGTTTCATTTCGTGCAAGACGATTGACATCACTTTCATTTGTAGAATGTTCTGAATGAGTTATCTCTGAAGAGGGGTATGTTCCGTTAGGGTCGTTGAAACCTTTTGTAGTATCTGCAACTTCTTGTGGATAGCCAGGAAGTGTGCCCATAATAACTGGTTGTTGTTTTTCTCTGGAGTCACGGAAGAAACCTACAACCCAAGAACCTTCAAGAAGAAAAGATGGACTACTTCCCATTCCTTGCATAGAGGGGTCTGTAACTGGGTGCATGACATGAGCCCACGGCAAATCTTTTGTAGGTATGTCATCTTTATTGTCTGTATGAAATCCTAGACAACGCACCTTCACTCGTCCTAATTGTGATGGGTCATTCCTATCTTCAACAACACCAGTAAACCAGACGAATCCGTCTAGTCCCATAAAATAATTATTATCCATGTAGTACTACTCCCTATAGTGTTATTTATAAGGATTAGTGAAGGTCTGGATCACGACCAAGACCAACTACTCTAGGGGAATTGTATTCCTCTACAGTATAATGTTCTGTCATGCCAGAATATAATATATTCAGAGTTTCTTGAGCTTCTTCTTGTGTAAGACCATCATGTAGTATCACATTATCTTGAACGATACGATACTTTAACATGAGTGTATTTAGTGGTTTGGATTGTAGGTACTGTTAAAATTATACCAAATATTTCCAGCAATCATAATACGTTCCTCATCACTCTCTTGTGGGGAAACACTATGACGTAGTGTTGAGGGGAAGATAAACATATCACCCCTCTTGGGTTGTATGGACATCTCTTGAAATTTTTGTGATTGAGGATTGAGTATGTTGTGGAACGTCAGAGGGGCTGACTTTTCTGATACCTTTACATAGTAACAAAAACTCCAAGTGAACGGCCAATGTTGATGTTGTATGGTATGTTCACCTTTTGTATACAACACACCCCAACAGTCAGCAATCTCCAGAGGGTACTTGGTTTCCATACCTTCTTGACAAAGGAATAATGCTTTCTCTGCGATTGCCTTGATGTGACTATTATTGTTATGAGCATCCCACTCCGTCATAGAAGCTTTTACATTACTCGCATGTTTCAATACATCACCACGTTTACGAATATAATATTCAATCTTATGATGTAATGCACCAAACTCTTCAGACAAGTTCTCATAACGTATAGGAGTATTCGTTTTTACATTATACCCCTTCCAACCATACTCACTCATTAGTCCATCCATTTTCCATCTTTAATCAGATGACCCAATCTATGAGTCAGTACTCTCCATACCAAACCAATTAGGGTATTCTTCTTATAAGACCCAGCCTCTACCTTTAACTCATAACGATATTTCATAGTTGATTCCATTCATCATTCTCACGTTCTAACCATTTACGGAAACTTCGTACCTCTACAAACATCCAGACATTTAGTCCCAACACCACCACCAAAGGTAGACACCACCATATATTTAATTCATTCAATTTTTTCTCCATATTCTCTCGATAACGAATCGAGGTTTTTTAAGTAATCTTACTCTTCAGATACGGCAGGACATTCTCCACCACTCTCGGTTCTCTCCAGTCGTGGCCACGGCACCCACTCTTCGTATAGGTATCGGATATACTCAATCCATTTGCATTACGCATAGGTTGTTTCTTCAACCATGCCTCCATCTTATCACTATAGTCCTTACTCACTTAACCACCGGCATCATCAAAGAGAGTTTCTCTCAGATGAGGTGCGTCTGGGTTCTCCATAGGTTCTCTCAGTATGTTACTCTGATTACCCATTCTCCCCATACGGTGAAAGAGTGCTGTGTACGTATTCTTTTCACTCTCACTTAGGAAAG